CCATTCGGCCGAGGGCATCGAGCCCTGCCAGTCGGATCGGCACTCCACATAATAACGCCCCTTGGCGCTCCGGTAGAGCGTCTGATGCAGCCACTGGTCGCCCGTAACTCGGGAGATCAGATTACGGCCATCGTGATCCCAGGCCTCGTCCCAGCACTCGGTCGCCCGGTCGGTGTCCACTACCACGCCGTCGTCCATCTTGTATCGCATCGCATCACCTTCGCGGCCATGCCGCGCTCTGTAGGCCCCGGCTGACCTCCGGGTCAGCCAACGACCTAAATCTTACCATGTCGCAATAGATTGTCCAGGGGAAATCCGAAAAAATTTTCCCTGGGTTTTGCGGGAGCCTCAGCCGCCGACATCGACCGTGATGCGCACACGGATGCCGCGGAGAGTCGGCGCCGCCGGCGCGAGGCGGTCGTACTCGAAGTCCAGCGGCGAGCTCCAGCGCGAGCGGTTGCCAGCCGTGTCGACGGCGCGGATCCAAGCCTTGTAGAGGCCGCTCTGTAGCGGACCGAGGAGCTGGCCGAGATCGAGCTCGAGCGCGGCGGACGAGTCGAGGAACTGGAGGCCCGAGCTCGGCGTCGTCGAGGGCTGGAGGTTGGCGCCTGGCGGCGTGATCGCGATCTCGTAGCCGCGGAGGTCGGTCAGCGCCGAGCCATCCTCGTTGAGCTGCGGGCGCTCCCACGAGAGGATCGGCGATTGGCCGACGCGCGGGACCGTGACCGTCTGGCCGAGGGCGAGGAGAGGCAGGAGGGCGAGACCGTAGAGAGCGCGCATGGTGGATCTCCGTTGGTGAGAGTTGGTGAGAGTTGGTGAGAGTTGGTGAGAGTTAGCGGAATGCGCAGAACTTGTGCGCGGCCTTGTAGCCGCCGGCGTCGGTGACGTGGTAGCCGTAGTTGGTGATGTCGAGGCCGGTCCCCGTGCCGTCGTGACCGGCGATGTCATAGCGATCGATCGCGGTCACGCCCGAGCCGAAGACCTCGAGCTTCCGCGGCCGGAAGCCAAGGACGACGCCGTTCGCGGCATCGGCCTCGTGCGCGCTCGACTCGAGGACGCAGCCCCATTCGGAGAGGCAGCGGCGGTCGTAGGATTGCGCGATCTCGAGCGCGGAGTCGGTCCTTACCGACCAGAGCATGATCTCATCGTTGGTGTCGGCCGAGAGCGTCGCGTACTGGATGAGCGTCGCGCCAGAGACTTTCTGCGCGCCGTCTCGTGTCAGCTTGAGCTTGACGTGCGCCCAAGTGTTGGCGCCGTTGACCTGTATCGTCAACGTGTCAGTGGACACGACGCGAAACCCACGGATGAGCGCCTCGCCAGCCGCCATCACAACGGACGGATTGGTGCCACCTCCAGGCTCGATCCGCTGGTTGACGAGCTCGTTAAACCCAGAGACCACTCGGTAGCGTCCGACCTGTCCCGAGAGGTTCTCCTCGGAGATCCGTCGGCCCTTGGCGCTGCCGCCGACGTCGTTTTTTGTGGGGAAAATCTCGATCGCCATCAGAGGATCTCCCACTCGGCAGTGTAAGTCAGCATGAAGCTAGAGGTCTTATTGACGACGTTGTGGACGATCCGATTAAACATCGTGCCTCCGGGCGCGACCGAGGAGTCGAAGAGCCCGACCTCCCTGAGCGCGTTGCCGTTCGCCTCGTTGTCCTTGACGAGCATCTGCATGTTGGCCTTTTTCGTTCCGCTATAACGGCGGGTCAGCGTCTTACGGAGGACCTCAGTCACGAGCGCCGTCTGCGTGACGGCCGGCGCGGTCGAGCCGGTGCCGATCGCGATCGCCGACGGCTCGAAGTTACGTCCGAGGATCATGTCTCGGAGAGCGTTCTTCCCGCCGTCTGTGATCAGGTTGTACTTCTCGACGACGAGGCGCGACGGCCCAAACGGCCGGCCCTCGAGGTCGACGAGCTGCGCCTCGATCAGGAAGCGGCCGCGCACCTGGAAGAGCTCTCTAGTTAGGATCTCGATCATGCTAGCTCCAGGATGTCGCCCACGGGATCGCCGACCATCGAGTCGTCGATCAGAGCGACGGTGTAGGGGTCCTGCGTCCACGAGACGAGCTGGTTCCCGGTCTCCGGGATGCCGGTCTTCAGCGCGTCCTGTGACGAGATCTGCTCCTTGTGTTTTTGGATGATGAGGAGCCGCTCGTTCTCCCGCAAAACGAACTTTCGGCCCGCCGCGGCGGCTCGACGCCAGAACTCCCACTCCCTCGAGAGCTGGCGCTCGTTGACACAAGTCAACTGAAATTCCCACGGACGATCCGCGAGCTCGAGGACCGGGCGCTCGCGGAGGCGAATCGCCTCGACGAAGTAGGCCTCGATGGCGACCGCCAAGGGCAGCGACTCGAGGTAGACGGTCTGGCCGGGCGTCCAGCCGACGAGGTCGGTCAGGATCTGGACGGTGTCCGAGATCTGGTCCGACTCGTCGAGGATGCCGGTGGCCCTGGCGTCGGCGAGCTCCGTCCCGTCAATCGACTCGTCCTCCTCGAGACGAGCGACGATGCCGGTCCCAGTGCCGGCGCGCGCCGCCATCGCCGCCTGCTCCTCGACGTTGTCAGCCTGGACGATCAGTGGGAAGAGTCCGACGTAGTCGACGCGGAGCTTGTCCGTCGACGCAAGCGCGGCGAGGTTGCGGTTGCGTCGGATGTGCTCGTCCTCGATCTTGTAGAACCATTCAAAATCGTAGTTGGCGCCGGTCTTTTTCTCGGCGTCGTCGACGCCCTGGACGCCGATCTTCGCGTTCGCGACCTCGACGAAGCCCGAGCCGGTGTCGAGGTAGAGCCGCGGTTTCTCGGCGATCGCGAACTCGAGGAGGTAGTCGGTCTCGTCGGTCTTCGCCTTGTGCGTCTCTTGTCGCGGATCGGTCCGACCCATCCCGGCACGGAGGACGATCCGATTCGCATAGCCCTCGATGTCGAGCTCGCGCTCCATCGAGAGCCAGCGCGAGCTCCCGAGGACGAAATGGAACGGCGCCGCGACGAGCGCACGGTCCTTGAAGTGGAGGACCCGCGCGTCGTCGATGTACCAGACCCAGCCGAAGAGGCGCGCGAGATCGGAGAAGGCTTCTGCCGCGGTGTCGTAGTCGAAGCGCGCCTCCTCGAGGACAGGCCCGTCGTCGACGCCGCCCGTCGTCACGCCCTCGGCGCCGAGCGAGGTGTGGTCGGTGACAATCCTGCGGACGATCTCGCCGGCGGTGAGCCCCGAGAAAATCGCCGCGACGTGGAAGCGCTTCGCGAGCGCCGAGAAGTCTTCGGCGGTGATCTGGATCCGCTGCGAGAAGCCCGTATCCTTCGGCGCTCCTGCGAGTCTGACGCGGACGCGCGAGATCGGCCCTTTGAACACCGTCCCCATACCTGTCTGGCCATCGACGATCTCGACGATTTGCCCCGGCCGAAAGAGCGTCGAGCTCGTGAGCGGCGTGCGGTACTCGAGTACGAACTCGGCCGAGGCAATGCCGTTGACTCGGCGCTGGATCGAGAGCGAGGCGAGCTCGTATTGCGAGGTCGGGGCCAATGAGCCCGCGATCGAGATCGAGATGCGGCTCGGCATCAGAGCCTCCCCTCGGCGCGCAAGAGCCGCGGGATGCGCTCGACCATCGCGCGCGCGACCGAGTTGCCATCGAGGTCGAGGATGAACGTAAAGGAGCGGTCATCCATACCAGGCCGCAGCGGCTCGACTCGCTCGGGGCCGGCCTCGCCGATGAGGGCGATGGTCGGTCGCCGGACGATCCCGCCCTCGGCCATCGGGACGATCGTCCCCGCGGTCGCGGCGCCGGCGGCGCTCGAGACCTTCGCGCCCGCGAGCATGGCGGCGACCGCGGCCGCGGCGACGCCGGGCGCGGCGAAGACGCCGGCGAGACCAGTCGACGAGCTCGCCGCGAACGCGCTCGCCCAGACGATGGCGCTCCAGGCCTTCAGCTCGGCGGCGAGCCGGGTGCCGATCTGGGTCAGCGAGAGGACGAGGTAGGCGAGCTGCTGGATGCCGAGCTGGACGAGCGTCGTGATGAAACTCTTCGCGGTCTGCTTCAGCCCCTGGACCATCGCCTCGGAGAACTCCTGCGAGTCGAAGATCCAACTCGCGAAGGCACTCCCGATCGAGGCGCCGGTCTGATAGATGAGTCCGCTCGCGGCGTTGAGGACATCCGTCAGCGTGACGCGGAACGACTCTGCCCAGAGGACGTGCTCCTGGCTCATTAGATCGAGAGCGCCCTGGAAGCTCGAGCGCATCTCCTCGCCGCCGGCGGCGGTCGCCTCGACGAGCTCGCCGAGCTTAGTCCGCGAGGTGTCGAGGATCGTATCCCAGCCGCGGGCGAGCGGGCTGAAGATGTCGAGCGATGGCTCTGGCATCGGCGGCCCCATGAGGGGAGCCAGGTACTCGCCGGCTCGATAGGGTAGCGGCGCGCGCTCGCCCTCTCGACGCAGCCGCGCGCTCTCGGCCTGCATCGCCCTGTAGCGCTCTCGCATCTCGGCGGCGGTGTCGCCACCCGCGATCGAGAAGCCCTGCTCCCACTGAACGAAGAGCTCCTCGGTGACCTCGATCAGGTCCTCCATCAGAGTGTCGAGCGCCTTCAGCGCGACCGAGCCGCCGGCCGCCATCGCCTTGACGGCCGGTCCGGCGAGCTCGACGAATTGGCGTCCGAGCGCGCGGCCGGCGGCGCGGAGCTCGTCCATCTGGTCCTTCAGGCCGGCGAGCTCGGCCGCGGCCTCAGTCTCGAGCGTGATCCCGAGTTCGCGCGCGCGCTCGCGGAGCTCGGTGATCGCCATCGCGCCGCCCTTCAAGACGTTGACCATCGACGTCCCGCCGCGACCGAAGAGGTCGAATGCGACCTGGACGCGGCGCTGGTCATCGGAGAGCGCGCGGAAGCGATCGGCGATCTGCGGCAGGAGCTCCTCGAGGTTTTTGCCGCCGCGGACCGCTTCGGCGAGGCCGCCGCCGAGGAGCTGGAGCGCGTCCTTGGCGGTGCCCTTCCCGCTCTGGCGGAACTCCTCCATGCGGACGGTCGCGGCCTGGAGCGCGCCCGTGAACTCGCCCCACTCGACGCCGAGCTGATCGGCCGCGAACTGCATCTCCGAGAAAAACTCGGTCGTCAGTCCGAGCTTCGTCGAGAGGTCCTGGAGCTCCTCCGCCGCGGCAGCGGTGCGGTTGACCAGACCGATGAGCCCACGGACCGAGATCGCAGCCGCGATCGATTTTATTAGATCGCTCGCGGCCGACTTCACGCCGAGGAAGTCTGCGGAGAGTTTCTGCGCGTGCTTCTCGACTCGTCCGAAGCCGTCCTTGATCGTCCGCTCGAAGTGCTGGATGCCCTTCTGGACGTCGGAGGCGTCGATCCCGAGCTTGATCAGGAGGTCGCCGAGTGTCTGAGCGATGGCGTCTTCCCTTCTGCTCGCGCGCGAATGCGCGCCTGAATCTCAGGCGCTAGGCCTCGGAGCATCTCCTCAAACTCCGCCGTCCCTGGCGTGACGACCTTCGTCTCGCCGCGCCGGCGCCGCTCTGGCGCGGCCTCGTCGAGCGTGAAGCGACGCGGCCCCACCAGATCCTCGATCGTGACGCGAGTCCCGCGCGTCGTCCAGCACTGGATGATGGCGGCGGTGAAGGCCGCATCGTGTCGCTCCTCGAGCTCTCGACGGCGCAGGTAGCCGTCGAGGAGCTCATTGAATTCGGCGACCGTCAACTCCCAGAACTCGGCCGGCTTCAGCCCGAGCTCGCCGAATGCATAGCGGCGAGCGCGCTCCCAGCTCCAGGGCTCGCCGGCTCCGTCTCGTTTTTTTTTCCGCTCGGCCCCCCGAGCGCACGGTCCCTCGCCTCGACGATCATCGAAAAAACGCCGCCGATCCCCCCGCCCTTTCGGAGCTCGGCCTCGATCAGGTCGCCTGTCTGCTCGATCGTCAGCGACGGATCGTCGGCGCGCAGGCCGACGTAGAGGAGAGCCCTGACCTCGAGGAGGGAGAGCGGGCGATCGGCCATCTCAAAGAATCGCGATCCGGTCAACTGCTCGAACTCGCAGATGGCATTCAGGCCGAGCTTGAGTCTGCGCGGGCGGTCGAGCTCGACGACGATCGACGAGAGCTGGGCCCCGTTATCCATTAGGTCTCCTTGTCCTCAAGAAGCGCCCGCCGCGATGGCTCTCGACCGCACGGGCGAGAGCTGCGGCGGGCTATTGGGTCTCTACTACGCGGCCGGCGTCCTCACTAACGCGAGATGCCCGCGCCAGGTGAGTGAGAGCATCACGGGCGAGCTCCGGCCGCCATCGCGGATCGCAGCGGACTCGACGTAGGCGAGTCCGGCGTAGACGTCGTTCTCGACTTTGAAGGTCATGTCGACCTGCGTCCCCGCGATGAGCTTCGGCCAGATGTCCTTCTGCACCGGATCGTCCTCGTCGTACTCGAGCTCGGCCGAGCCCGACCACTTGGCCGAGCCCGGATGGACGAAGTGCCAGCCGGCATCGCTCGAGGTCTCGCTCTCGGTCAGGTTCCGCGAGACCTCGAGCGAGCACTCGCCCTTGTGATGGATCGTCGTCGGCGTAACACCGATATCGAACTGTAGGATGACGGCAGAGCCGGTGATCCTTGCCATAGCCTAGATCCTTTCAGTCTGTTAAGTCATCGATCCAAGTTTGGAACCTACATACCGCATGAAAGAACCGCGACTCCTCCTCGAAGGAGGTTGCGAATTCAAGGGTAAAGCCCGTATCCGAAAAGCCCGAGGAGGAAAGATCGAGGGGAGTCGCGGTCAAGAGCTGGATGATCTGGCCCTGAATCTGGATCGCCTCGACGCCGCCGGCGCGGGCGCTGAAGATGTCGAGCTCGAGCGTGAGCTCGGCGCCCGTACTCGAGTCCGATCGCCAGTCCTCCATCGTCGTCGTCCCGAGGACGACGTAGGGAAAGGCGGCGCCCTTCGGGGCCTTGTAATAGATAGGACAAACGATCACGCCGAAGAGTCTCGAGTAGACCGCGGCGAGGATCGCTTGGAGGGGCGAGCGGAGCGCAATCATCCTCTGTCCCTCGCATAGCGGGAGATCAGCGCCCGCTTCTCGCGGCGCGCCCGCGAGAGCATGTAGCGGCGCTCGGCCTTATAGGCCGCAAAGAGAAACGGCCGCTTGTAGCGGCCGAACTCGACCCAGATCGCGTAAGGCACGCCGACCCGGAGCTCGTAGCCCCAGAGGTGCGAGACGAGCGCGATCGAATCGCGAAGGCGCCCGGTCTGCACGGGCGCCGTCCGCTCGGCGCGGCGCAGCGCGCGCGCGCCGCTCTTCTGTACGATTTCTTTCCCGACCTCGAGGAGATCGTCCCTGAGGCGATCGATCCGCCTGAGGATGTTCTTCTCGCCGACCTTAGTCATCGTCAACTTCATGGACGCTCCTCTTCCCCAAGGAGCTTCAGCTCGCGGCTCCCGGGATCGTCGCCGAGGATGCCGGTGATCTTCCAGCGGCGCGCTCCATAGCGGATCCGCATCGCGGTCGTGATGCCTGACTGGCGGAGGATCGAGAAGCGGTGCGTCGCGAGCGACTGGCTCTGGCGCTGTCGCCAGATCTCGATCTCGTTCAAGGACTCCATCCACGCCCAGGCAAAGGCGACGTGCGACCAGGTCTCGGCGACGTTGCCGGCGCCCTCGACGGGCGCCTCGATCTCGATCCTCGTCGTCCTCTGGCCGGCGGCGGAGCGGCGGAGCATCTCAGTAGTTGCCTCCGTAGCAATCAACCGAGATCCCGGGTCCGAGAAGGGCGCGATAGCCCGATGGCCTCTGCGACTCCGGGACATCATCGCCTCGGTGACGATAGAGCCATAGCGCCATCTGGAGGACCGCGAGACGGTAGCGCTCGGGCGATCCCCCCTCCTCCTTGGTGCCCCCGAGGTGGCCGGCGCGATAGGTGATCTGGACCTTGTCTGCTCCATAATAGGGCGAGATCGCCGGCCAGTAGTAGCCCGGCTGCAGGACGACGTAGCCGGGGATCGCGACCGCATCCCATCGGTACTCCTGCGCGCTCATCGTCTGGAGCTGGTCGGCCGGATCGCGGTACTGGATCTGGAGGACGTCGATCAGAGGCGGACGCGGCAGGTAGATCCGGAGCGGGAAGCGCTTGAGCGTGAGCTTGTAGGTCGCGACCTCGAGCGCCCATCCCGAATCGGACTCCACCTGATGGACGGCGACTCGGATCAGGCGCTCGAGGAGTCGATTCTCCTCGTCGCCCTCGACGCCGATGTAGGGCTTCAGGTCCTCGAGCTGGACCGGGAGCGTCGATGGCGGGGCGACCTGGATGAGACCGTAGCTCATCGGGCTTTCGCCTTCTCACGCCGCGCCGGCGCGGCCGCGGCGGCCTCGAGGCGGCGCGGGTCGACGAGCGGCTCGAAGCGATGGACGAGACCGGCGTCGAGGAGCTCCTGGGCGTAGGCCTCCTCGAGCTCGTAGACCGCGTTCCCGCCGCGGTAGTAGTAGCCCTCGCGGACGAAGGGCTCGACGATGCGGATCAGCATCAGGACCTCCGGTTGAAGAATTGCGCCGGCGGCGGCCTGACCATCGCCGCCGGCGCGCACGCAGAGTTAGGCGACGTTAAGAACTTTGATCGCGCTCGGGACGAGGACGCGACTGTCGACACGAATGAAGCCGACGAAGCCCTCCTCGTCGGTGTCCCTGTAGCGCTCGACGAGTCGGTGCATCCTGACGCCCTTGACGCGGCGGACCTTGAATTTCTCGAGGTCGCCGAACACAAGAATCTTCGATCCAGTCGTCGTGGTCGAGACCATATGGTTGTTGGTGTAGAGTTCGGCGCCGAGAAGTCGATCGGGCTGGCCTGCCTGTAGGCCAGGTTGCCAGATATACTGCCCGGTGGTGTCCGCGAACTTGCGCACCAGCATGATGATTGCGTCATTCGCCATGAACTTTCCGCCGGCGCGGTAGGCTTTGTCGACCGCGTAGTAGAGCGTGATGATGTCGCCGGCGGCGAAGGTCGCGACGCCGGCGGTATTGACTGCAGTCGCGCCGGTGACGATCCCCTGCGGTTGCGACGATCCTGTACCTGTCGTCAGGTGTCGGTTGACGATCCGGCCGAGCCGCTCACCGAGGAGCTCGCCGATCGTCGACGGCAAGTCGAAGATGGAATCCTCGATCAGCTCGGCCGAGATCTTCACCAGCTTCGACGTGTACTTGTATGCGTTCAAAACGATCTCTTCGGCGGTCGCCTCCTGCTCCGTCGAGGCCGCGGCCTCTGCAACGAGGGCGCCTTCCTGCGCGGTGTCGTTGACGCGCGGCCAGGCGTAGGCGTTCCCCTTGTCGGTCGTTCGGACGTCCGCCACCTGGAGCATCGGGCCGAAGTAGAGCATGGTCTTTTCGAGAACCCGCTCCCAGGTCTCATCGATCCACTCTGGATCGGTCGCGGTCGTCATCGTCGCACGCGACTCCCAGGCGCGACCGAAGATGATCTCGCGCATGAGCTCGCGCCGGCGCGCGGCGTAGTTGTGCTTGTAGAGCTGGCCATACCAGCTCTCTTTGCGCGTCCGCTTCTCCCACGCCAGCCACTTCTCGGCCGCGATGTGCTCGGGGCCTGGCTCCGACTCGCAGCCCTCGAAGTGCCTCAGGCACCAGGACTGGAGGCAAAGTGCTCGAGCGTGAGCGACCGTCATCCCGAGCGGCCCTCGCGCGGAGTCGGGCGCCGACTCGCCCGTCGAGAGCGAGCGGCGGACGCTTTTGGCGATGGCTCGCCGGCTCCGCTCGTCGAGGCCGCCATCGTCAGGATCCGAGCTCGCGCCGCCGGCGAGATCGCGCATGTCGGGCTGCGAGTCGGAGCGGGCGGCGAGGGCGTTGCCGAGGTCCTGGAGGCGCTTCGCCTTCTCGAGCGCGGCCTTGTCGCGATCGAAATCGGCGTTGACCTTCTTCCAGGTTTCCTCGTCTTCGGGCTTCCACTCGCCCGATTGACTGCGCTCCGCCATCTGGCGGAGCTGGCCGTAGGTCTCCTCCAATCGGTGCTCGAGATCTTTAACGGTTGCAAGGTTGGGCATCTGGGATCGATCGCCCAAAAAAAATGGGCGTCCTAAGGAGATGGTGGTTGCCATGCTCAGGACGCCCAAGGCCTTGCCATGAGCCCTTCCCGAAACTCGCCGACGCCTCAGGCGGCTCGCCGCCACAAGGCCCCCCCAGTGGAACTGATCATGCGCGGAGAGTCAAGCCGAGCTCGGAGAGCTCGCGGAAGCGCCGGCGGAGGACCTGGACGCCGCGATCGCGGCGGAGCTCGAGGACGTCCTCGTCCGCCGGCTGATTGCGACTCCTCGCCTCGGCCGCGGTGCCCGCGTAGGCCGGGAACGTGACCGGCCCGACCTCGCGCAGATCCGCGTCGATGACCGTCTGGATCTCGAGGTCTTTCGCGGTCTGCCATTCGACCTTCTTCGGCGAGAAGGTCATCGATGAGCCATCGACGTCGCCGCGCTCGACGTGGATCCAGAGGTCGCGCTCTCGCTCGGTGTCGGCGAGGAGGACCTCGTAGCCGAGTCCGACCTCGTCGATCCAGAGATCGAGCGTCCCCGCTTGGCGTCTCCCGAGGATCATCGAGGAGTTGTGATGGGCGAGCGCGCGGACATCCTGGTCTTCCTTCAGCGCGCGCTTGAAGGCGCGCGCGTCGATCCGCTCGACCAGGCCGCGCCAGATCTCGTACTGCGTCTCGGCGCGCCCGTCCCAAAAAACCGCGGCGTAACCCCGTATCCGACGGCCCTTCTTGTCCTCGCTCGCCCTGAGGCGAGCGACCGTCTGCGGCGTGAAGAGTTTCATACGAGCTCCAGATGGTGGTTTGCGAGTGCGGCTCTCGAGCCGCGGAACTTGGCAATCGCCGCGTCGATCGCCGCGCGTCTCTCCCCGTCATCCTCGATCTGGGCCGCGGGCTCGAGGGCGGCGCGGAAGGCCGCGAGGAGATCGTCGACCCAGTCCCTCGCCGGCGTCGCCGAGCGGCCGAGGACCTTCGCCGCGGTCTCGAGGACCGGTCGCGCCTGCTCGCGTAGCGCGTCGCGGTTCTTCGGCTCGAGCTCGCTCTCGAGCCAGGACCGGAACTTCTCGGCCGAGCGGCTGCGCTTCTGGGCCTGGATCCCGAGCCTCGAGGCGGCGCGATCGACGAGCTGCTCGAGGAGCGCCTGAGCGGCGCGCGAGCGGTTCTCTTCCTCGTCCTCGAGCTCGTCGTCATCCTCCTCGCCGGTGCCGCCGGCCGCGGCGGCCGCCAGCGGCGCCGGCGCCGGTTCGGGCTTCTTCCCGATGTCCTCGGCGAGGATCAGATTCGCCGGGACGAAGAAGCGCTTCCCCAATCCGCCCGGGATGGGCGGCAGGTTCTTCTGCGCCCGCGCCTCGTCCTGGCTCATCCAGCCGCCCGAGATCGCCTTAGAGAAATACTCGCCCTGCGCCATCGTGTCCGGTCGGATGAGCTGGTCCCGAGCGAAGGCGATCGTGTGCGTCTCGCGCTCCTCCTCGGAGAGGAGCTTCAGCTCAAGCTCTTCCTCGATTACGGTCATCCATGGATCGAGCGAGTCGAGGTAGCTCTGGTTCTCCTGCTCGAGAGATGAATAGGAGGTCTTCGCGGTGTGGCCGAGCTTCGAGGGCGGCACGCCGAACCAGTGCGAGATCTCGATCAGATCGAACTCCCTCGACTCGAGGAACTGCGCGTCCTCATTGGAAGTGGAGAAGGCGTTCATCTTCATTCCGTTGTCGAGGACGATCGGGATGTGCTGCTTCTCCAGGCCACCGTAGCGGCGAGCGAAGTCCTCGCGCGTTCGCCGGCCGCCCTCCTCGCCGAGGTCCTCGGACGTCTCGAGGGAGATCGTCGGCCGCGCGCCACGAGCGAAGAAGTACTCGCCGTGCCGTCGCGCCGCGATCCCGAGTCCGATCGAATCGCGGGCGAGCTTGATCACGTTGTAGCCCGTGTCGCCATCGCCTATCCCGCGGCAGTGGATCATGTCGCTCGCGATGACCCGGCGCG